GCTCCGGTGATGGCGGCGCTTCCTGCATTTACGTCATTCGTTGCAGTAACAGATCCGGCCGTTACTGCTCCGGTGATGGCGGCGCTTCCTGCATTTACGTCATTCGTTGCAGTAACAGATCCGGCCGTTACCGCTCCGGTGATGGCGGCGCTTCCTGCATTTACGTCATTCGTTGCAGTAACAGATCCGGCCGTTACCGCTCCGGTGATGGCGGCGCTTCCTGCATTTACGTCATTCGTTGCAGTAACAGATCCGGCCGTTACCGCTCCGGTGATGGCGGCGCTTCCTGCATTTACGTCATTCGTTGCAGTAACAGATCCGGCCGTTACCGCTCCGGTGATGGCGGCGCTTCCTGCATTTACGCTTTTAAAGTTGCCTTTGTTCCAGGCTTTTCCGCTAATACCGATTTCTCCTTCTCCGTCTGCTCTGGGGCAGATATTTTTCGTACTCATTAAATGGCTCCTTTCGTAATAATATTTCCATTACCATCCAGTTCCCAGAAGTGGGACCAGGTTGGTGTCTGGTTCGGAATAATATTTCCATCATCATCCAGTTCGAAAAAATCATCAACTTTATTCGTCAGGCAAACCCAGTTTTTGGATGTATCCGGATTTTCTCCTTTGATATTTTCTCCGATGCATCTATAAGTGTATCCGTCTGTATAAGCCACGGTCTGAGGATAGCTGTAAGACGTTGACGAATCATACTTAGGCTCCTGTTCCGAAAGTGTCTCCTGTATTTTCTTCACTTCGGCAAGGCTATTTGTTGCTGATGAGTCCGAAAGCGCCGCAGCTGATGCACTGGCTTTGGCATTTGCGTCATGTGTGCTGGATTCATCAGCTTCTTTTTTCGCAGCATCTGCAGAAGCTGATGCTGCTGATGCGGATTCGGCGGCCGTCGCGGCCGATGTCTTGGATGCCTGGGAGCTGGCTTCGGAATTATCAGCGGAAATCTTTGCGTTCGCTGCATAGTTCTTCGCCAGGGAAGTGGCTTCTGCGGTGGCGGTCGAAAGGTCTGCATTAGCCAGCCTTCCATCTGCCCAGATTAGGGCGTATCCATTTTTCGGATGCGGGAGTGTGACATCAAAGCTCTTGATATCTGTAGAATCATCAAGTCGGATTGTGCGGGACATGTTGTTTTTGAAATCCTGGGCAATCATAGTGAGCTTGTCTAATCCATCTTCTGTTACGTCGAACGGCCATACAGTTCCAAGAGATGATTCCTGGGTTAATACTGTTTCTCTCTTAATTACGAGTTTTTCTCCCGTCTTTAAAATAGACGGTTGCTCGCTTTCATCTCTAGTCTCTCCTGGCGGATATCCCGGATAGGTAAGCGTCTTGGCTTCCATATCAATGTAGTAGTCGCTCGTTAATGTTTTAGTATTATTTTCTGAATCTACAAGTACTACCTGAATGTCTTCACTGTTGAGAAACGGAAATGTGATTGAAAACGTCTTGGCAGTCCCGTCTCCTAAATAGGTGACTCTGTTTTCTAATGTGCTAATCATTTCTTTCCTCCTTTCTCTTCTTTCAACTCTTTGTCGAAAGCTGACTTATAGATGAATTCTGTCAATGTGTGGCTGTCTGTACTCATTAAGCGCAAGAAATTCCAGTATCCGTCTACGATTGTATCCGGAAGGGAAAAAGGTGTGCTTCTTGAAATGGCCTTGTTAATGTTTCTTCCGGTCTCCAGATCATCCCCCTTGTAGATGCTCTGAAGGGCTTTCCCCAGATAGGTGAGGGCTCCTAAAGCCGGTACATCCGGAGCGAGATCCTGCAGCTGGACCTTCCCTCCTTTCATGATGTAATTGGCCACGTTCGGGAGGGCGTCCCTGATTACCGGCACGCCTCCAAGGGGGCTGCCGGAGGCCATGACGTAGGCCAGCTTCTTTTTCCACTTATCATCATCATTCGAGTCGTCCCAGAGTTCTCGGAGACAGGTTTCGAAGAATCCGTTAAGCAGCCACCAGAATAGGGTTGCTGTAAGCAGTGGTTTGATATTTCTGTGATCATACATTTCGTATCCGGCTCGGATGAATTGATTCGTGACAAGATTCGTGTAAGAGAAGAAAGCGGTCATTTCGGAAATAGGACCTTTCCGCCTCATGAAAGCTGTCTGGTCTTTCACTTCTCCGGATCCGAAAGTTTCCCGCACAGCTTTATCTGCAAGTCTTACGGCCTCGGCGTTCATTTCTTCCTGGGAGAGTTTCCCCTCCATCGAAAGCTTCCTCATGGTGCCTTTGTACGTAGCCATCCATTCAGGCAAAGAGAACATTTCATCTGTCCATGCCATGATTTTGAAGGCGCCGGAGTTGATCTTATCTATTCCGTATTTCTCGTGGGTGATGAGAGATCTTACTTCGGACTCGTTCTGACCTACTTGAATCTTGTCGCCCAAGGCCATATCGCGGTCCATATTGGCGGCCCGCTCTTTCATGTACGTAGATTTCTGCGTGATGAAGCGGTACTGGTCTCTCACGTTGGAATAGGCATTGGGGCCTCCTCCGAAGTAGAAGTCCGCCGTGGCCTTCAGGGCATTATATGCGCCCATCCTGTCCATCATCCCGAAAATGTTGAGAACATTCAGGAGCGCCGTAGATACTCTATAACCCATGGTGGCGAAAGCGTAATTGTGGCGGAGTCGGTTTAGTGTCCCGTTCCATTCACTCATTTCGATAATTGAAGAGTGCCAGTTGTCGCTTACCCATTGCCTCAGCATATTCAGCCCTTCCGGCCCGATGGTTCTTTCCAGTGTGCTTACTACTTCTTTCCTGCTCAGCAGCTTATAGACATCTACGGTAGCCTCTCGCATGGAAACGTGCTGGATGGCTTCTGAAATATGGGACGTGTACACATCCAGGTCCAGCCGCAAGAGCTGGCCGCCGGAGCCTTTCTCTCGTGACTTGGTGGATCCCATACCCAGAGCGAAGGCGGATATCCCCTGGAGGTCTTCCGCTGCGATTTCATTGGCTGCGCGTTCGTTCGTAATTCCTGCCAGTTTCCTGTCATACTTGATCGGATAGTACATTCCTTCTATGGTTCGGCCATTCTTCAGCTGGATTTTCAGCCCTGGGACTTTCCCCATTGGCGTTCCGTAGAGGTCATTCTGGATTTTATTTCTTTCTCCCCAATATCCGTTCACATGGCTCCAGATGCCTTCTACGAAATCCCAGTCTCTCTTATCTAGAGTCTTGTCCAGGAAATCAAGCATCTGGGCTTCGTTTCCGCCTACAGTTTCCATGAGCCTTGCTCTATTCGACTCGGTTCCCATGTTGAGAGCCATACAAATGACCTGCTCCTTGGTCCAGCGATAGGGCTGTCCTGTAGAATCGTATCCATATGTATAGTCTTTCTTGCTTCTCATTGAGGTCCATTCTTTTCTAGAGTACATGGAGAAAACTCCCTGGATCTTCTTATTCGCGTCCTGCTTCATCTTCCGCCGGACGGCGGAGGCTTTGTCGATAGGCACATAGACATACTGGTAGAATTCCTTCCCCATCCTCTCGATGAGAATTTCAGGAAGGGTAATGTCTTTCACGAGTTTGTGTAATTTCTCGGCAGCTCGATCTATGGTTCTGGCCTGGAGCGCTTTTTCAAGCGGAGGGCGTTTGCTGTGAGTCCAGTTGGTCATGATCTCATCCTGGATCTTATCTGCAGCATCTTCGAAAGAGGTACCCAGTGTGTTTCCTTCATATTCTCTCCGGCCAATCTTGTAGACAGCCTTTATGGCCTTGAAGATTTCTCGGAGGTCATTCATTTTGAGGTCCATCATCTTTCTGGGGTCTCTAGAATCAAAGAGAGCTATCATCCATGGAGCTACGACTTCTTTCCCCAGATTAGGTCCTCCCATTTCGGCGTCGGGGTTTAAGTCGATGTTCAGGGACTTCCATTCAAACGGTCTGGAGAGCCCGTTCTCATCCAGCGGTAATTCTCCGTCATAATTCGTAATTCCGGCCATGTAAGCCAGGTGCTGCACGAAATACCGTGCGTCATCATTCATCAATACCGGCTTTTCTTTACGGCCGATCCGGTTCAGAATTCCCAATATCCCATACCGGTCCATACCTTCTTCATTGTTCTGGACGGTGGTAAGTTTGCCTCCACCATGAAGGGCATGTTTGATTTCATCGATGTTCTCCTTGGCCATGCGGCTCATGAGAATGTCTTGCGTTTCTACCTGCTTCTGGTAAGCGGCTTCCTCGAAGTCGTTCATTTCCATGGCCTTCATGCCTCTTACATTCGCGATGCGGGCTTTGTTCTCCCACCACCTCCAGCTGGTGGCATGGGATACGGTTTCTTCCCCCAGTGTGGAGGCTGCGTCGTCCTTCATGAGTTTGTAATCCAGTCTCATCGCTTTGCGGGATTCTTTGAGCCCGTTCACCATGTCTTCCAACTGCGACGAGAGGTCGGCCACTGTGGCCTCGGATTCGGTGATAGTGTCTTTTTGTTCTGAGGATTTGGCTCTTTCTTTCTCCAGTTCGTCCTGGAGGGCTTTGATGTTGCCGTTCAGTCTGTCAATGACTTCGCCGGAAGTCTTGTTCCGGCTTTCCGCTTTTTCGGATTTTTCCTTTTCTTCCTTCAGCTGGTCTTTGAGTTTATTCACTCTTTCTTCCAGTTTCTGGATTTTGTCCTCATCCCTTGTGATGCGTTCGGCCTGGCGTCCCATTTCCGCTTTCTCTTCCGATGTGACGAGTCCTAACCGTTCTTTGATTTCCATGGCCACTTTGGCCTTGTCCTTAGCCCGTTTGAGTTTCAGCTGTGACGATGTGACTTGGGCGATGTACTGGTTAACTCTCTTCTCTAAGAGATGGGCTTCGATCTGTGAACGCTTCTGAAGTCCTTCAGGAGATTCCAGGACGGATTCTGCCATGGATCTTACGTCCTGTTCGGTAAGCATGTTTTCTTTGAAGTTCTTCACTTCATCCTCAATGTGCTTGTTCCAGCGTTCTTTTGTTGTCCCGCCCATTTCTTTCACGGCATTCAGGAAATCTTTCTCTTCCAGGCCGTTCATTTTGAGGAGAGATCTCTTGTCTGCTTCTGTCTGATTCCCTGAGTTGTACAGCTGTTCGATCATGTAGATGGGATTTTCTTCAGCCAGTTTCCTTTCGAAGTCTCTCCGGTTCTCTTCGGTGTCTATGGACTTCCGGAAATTATCCAGGGCGTCGCTCTTCATGGTCTTCATGTAGTAAGACATGGCGGCTTCCTTGGCTTTTTCTTTGACTTCTTCGCTCCAGCGCTTAAAGTTCTCGGCTTCTGTCTCATTGACGTTCATAGCCTTGTCGATAGAGTCCAGTTTTCTCTGGGCGGCCCAGGCTTCTATTTCGCTGTCTGTAGCGATCATGTGGTCAAAAATATCTCTGATTTCCGGAGTGAGCTTTGCTTTCCCCAGGCTCTTAGCGGTCTTGTAGATGTCTACCAGCCAAGATTTGAATCTCCGGAACACGCCTTTCATTTCTTTAGTCGGAGCGACGCCGTCTATGAGGTACTTCTCGAATCCCCTGGCAAATCGTTCCTGCATCCAGATTTCTTCAGCGCCTTCTACTCCATTTCGGACGTCTTCGGAGTGTTTCATGAATTCTTTTTCCAGTGACGTCCCTTTGTACTCTTCCAAATGCTTGTCTGAGTAGGCGGCCCATCCCCGAATAACGGCCAGGTCCTTTTTCACCTTCTGCAGTGAAGCAGCTGCCTTTTCATGGTTCCCCCCGAAATAGTTCTGAATGTCTTCTTCGGTCAGGTTCTCCGCCTGTTCAAGAGCGGAAAGGAACATATGGGCGCCTTCGTGAATTACGGTTGACTGGCTGGCTCCGTCGAAAAGTTCGATGGCTTTTCTTTTCGGATCATAGGACCCCTGGTAGCCTCCGCCGGACTGGAAATAAACATTGAGCTTAGCGGCCAGATCTTCCGTTTTAGCTTTCTGGTCTCCTTCCTTCTTGGGATCGTAAGTTTTCACGGTTAATCCCTGCGACTTCAGATAGCTCGTTATCTCTTTCTTAGTCCCTTTTGGTACAACAGCACCGGAAAATTCTGAAAAGGAAACTGCTCTGGCTGGCTTCGCTTCGAAATAATCAGTCATGACCCCTTTAGCTGCATTGATGGCCTCTTTCATTTCATCCAGCATTGCTTCCGGGTTATTTGTGAAAAAGTGTTTTCTTAGAGATTTTATTATCTTTTCATCGGTTACTTTACCTTTGGCAGCATCTACGACTGCACGGTTCAAGTCGTCAAGAACGTCCATGCCATTTGGGTATTCATTATGGCTGTAGCAGATATCCCGGAGGTCGTTCATTGCTCTCTTAAATCTTCCGTAATTTTCCATGGCTTCTTCTGATTTATCCGGAGCAAGAACATTTTCTGCTTTCTTTATCTGGGAAATTGACTTGAATTTTTTTGAAATTCCGGCCAATAACTCATTGTCCCCAAATACAAGGTTTTTCTGCTTAGCAGATCCTCGTTCCTTAAGCATGGCTTCAACTACGTTGTCTAAAGTAATCGGCTCTTTTCTTCTGCCAATGCGTATTCCCGGATTAGTGAAAAGATTTTCAGTTTCACTTTCAAGCCATGCGCGATATTTTGGCTGTAAGTCTGATTTGTCCTTAGTAAGAACATACTTTTCCAAATTATCGGCGAATCTAAATCGGTCAGGCTCGGTTTTCCCATAGCCTCTAGCCTCTTTTTGAAGATCATGCATCATGTTGATATTAAAGCTTCCGTTAATGAAATACTTATCCAGATAGAAAGAGGCCACTTCGGCATCATATTTCTTCGTGTAATAGTCTTTCATCTTGTCATAGATTTTCTTAGAAAGCTCAACATATTCCTTGCTTTCGTATTTTGGAAGATCTTCGGAAAGCTGCTTTCTGAGAGAAGCGTTCTTTACAATCCCATATTTATCGGCAGCCACCTTTTTCATGGGAATTTTTACCTGCTTCCCAAGGATTCGTGTCACGTAGTAATACCTTATTTGCTTCATGGTACTCATACGATGTACAAGATCCTGCTGGTCACTACTGTTTCTTACTCGGTATTCGAGTTCTGAAATGTCTCCGCTCCTATTCATAAAGCCAACTTCTGAGAATGCTTCTTTGAACCGATCTACGAAACTTTTGACTTCAGAATCACTTGGTTTGTCGTACTCAATTCTAGGAAAAGTAGCTGTATATGCGTCCCTGGAAAATACATCATTATATACGGATTTTTTAGGATCTATCATTTCCTTATTCCCGATAAGTGTGATTCCTCCAAACGCGTCGAGTCCAGTCTTCATGCCTTTCTTGGAAATTCCCAATGATGGTACTGGCAGTCCTCCCAGTTTTATGGCACTTTCCAATTTTTCCGGAGTAATGTTATGAGTGACTATCAAATCAGGCTCTGCGTTTTTCTTGACTGCTGATTGCCCATACTTCCATTCTTGATGGTGGTAAGCGGCTTTTGTTCCCATCATAAACGGCAAATCCTTACCGTCAAAGTTAATAACGGCCGGTCCATAAGGAGTGTCGTAGTTAGGCATGGGAAGATCCGGATAAGTATGATTCTTCTTTGCTTCCCTGGCGGATTCGAATACTACATAGTGTTGGGTTGGAATCTTGCTCCTAACGTCTGCAGCTTCTTTGATTTTCCTTACCAGCTCTTTGAAATCGTGATCAGGCCGCTTTCTGTAAGAATCTACCTCGTTTTCTAGTTTTTCCAAAGTTTTCAAGTTATCCAGTTCCCATAGTGGCAGGGTCTTCTTCAAGTCTTCATATCTCTTGATTCTAGCTTCGGATTCTTTATCAAGGTCGATATCTCGTTGTCTTTCGGTCTGGTCATCGGCGCGGGCTTGGGTCATGAAGGCTTCCGCCTCTCCCCCCAATCTTCTATAAGCGGCGTAGTCATCTTGCTTCGCTGCATCTTCTAGAAGTTGCATGTCTCTTTCAAGATCCGCCAGTTTTTTTCTTTCTGACCGGGAAATCTTGAGGTCCTTAAACATGGTTTCAGTTTCAGATTTGAGTGCTTTTACCTTGGCTAGATATCCCAGTAAATCATTCTCGTCATAATGGTCCAGCATGTCGTAGAGGCTGTCCATCTTATCCACGTATTTCTTGACTTCCGGATATTTGATTTCGAGATCCACCAGCTGTACCAGCAGATGATCAACGGAATTACTTATCTGTTCTTTCGCCTTATAAATATTCCCTTCGCCGGAAAATCCTTCTCTTTCCTGGATTACGTGCTGAATCTCATGGACCAATGCCTTCTTCGCTTCACCGGCCGGAATTCCTTCGTCAATGACAATGTTTCCGTCATCATCAACATATCCGGAGGCCCCATGCAACTGTTTGTCTTCGGTTCTCTGAATCGATTCAAGGTGGACCCATTTACCCTTCAGCTCAGGGTAGGCTTCATAGAGGGTGGGGTTATCGTAGATCTCTTCCAAGGTATGGGGTTTCCCATCTTTGGCGGGCGTGAAATCGATTTTATCCAGATTATCCCGTATTTCGAATCTCCATTTGTGGTCCGGCCTCCGCATCCATCCGGTAGCTTTCCAAATTTCTTCCGGAGATTTACCATTTTCTTCCATGGATGCAGCTGTGCGCAGCTTGCCTTCCGGGGCGGCAATCGCATGTTCACCGGCCATCTGGTTTAGCTTCGTGGGGTCTCCGCCTTTAACGATTTCAGCCATGCTCTTTTCCAGCGGGATTCCATAGTTCTTTTTCAGGTTCTCTGCAATTTTGGACAGGATGAGTGCACTTTCTTTGGCTGCGGTTTCGGCTTTAGTATCCTTGGCGGCAGCGTTAATCTGTGCAAGGTAGGGTTTGTATGCCTTATCGTAGGTTTCTGTGTCCAAAAGCGTTCTGGCAACGAGATCATCTTTATCCATGGAGTTGATAACGTCACTGACTCTTTCCAAAGATTCGACGCGCTTCTTGGCCTCGGTAATGCTCTGGATTTCCATTTCTCCTTCAGCGTCTCCGGGCTTTACGCTGGCCTCCAGCTCTTTCAGGTATTGCTCGTGGTCATAGTCCAGGATGTCCCTTTGTGTGGGCATGGATCCTTTCTGCTTCCATACGTCGCTATACCATCCCTCATTGGAAGATACTCTAGTGGATTCCCACTGGCCGCCCTGGCTGTCGTTTTCCCTGGCAATGATACCGACTTCCCCCGTTCCCTGGCCTTTCTGCTTCCGCCGGATATAATCTACATGTTCCTGGGCATTCGGGAGTTTATTGGTCCAGTCTTTGATAGCTTCATTCAGCGCGTTCTTCGCATTCTCTTTCAGGTCGGTTAATCCGCCGGAAAGTAGCTCAGCCATTGTCGCTCTATCTTCTCGGCCCTGTTCTGTATCCCCTTTGAAGTGTTCGTTCAGGATTTTCTGGGATGCCATGGCTTCCCGTTCCTTCTGGGATGACTGAACAATGTCCCTCAGTTCCTTCGCCCTGTTCCGGATTTCCTGAAGGTCGTGGATAGTGCGTTCTCCTTTGTCCAAGGTTCGATAGTTTTCCAGGGCTGTATTCATTTCCGGGGTTGCGGTCTGCAGGTATTTCCCCGAATCGATTTCCAATGGCTTCCCGGTGGTGATGGATTCGTTCAGATCTTTTTCAGTGATTGCTCCCGTAGATACGAGCTGGTTCAAGGCGGCGTGGGTTTCCGGGTTCTCGGCTGCTGTCTGGGCGTCGATGTATACTTTCCCCATTTCGGCTTTCTCCAGCTGATTCTGTACGGTGGCGGCGTAGGTCTTCGTGGAGTTTTTGAAAAGTGAAGATTTATCCCGAATATCCATAAGCCGGTCAATCATTCCCTTTTCATTGTTTCTCTCCATCATGGTCCTCGCAGCGTCGAAGTCGGCCTGGGAGAGTTTATTGATTCCGACGTAGGCTCCGGCTCCATGGATGAGAGATCCGGGCAGCATGGTCCCTACAACTGCAGGAAGGGCTTGCCACATGGCGTCAGTAGCGTCATCGAACATTCTTTTGTAGCTCATGCCCTGGTATCCGGACGCTCTTTCGTCGATATCAGAAATGGCGCTCTGGATGCCTTCTTCGGCTACTTCGCTGGCGGTGGCCTTTACAAACTGGGTGGCGGCTTTTTTCGCTGCGGCCTTCTTTGCGGATTCCTTGTATGCGTCAGTTCCGGCTTTAATGACTTTCTTTATGGCTCCGGCATCCTTAATAGCTTCTTGGGCGGCTACCTTTCTCCCGGCCATACTAAATACAGATCCTACGGCTCCGTAGGCGTAGTTTGTGACTCCTGTCTCTACTACAGCCTGTAAGGCGGCATCCCTTCTGGCCATGGCGCGGGCTTGGGTGTTTGTGAATACTCTCGTTCCATCCGGATTCTTTTCTGAAATGTATTGCAGGTAGTTGTCCCCCACCTGAGCTTTGTAGGTTCCAACCAGAATTCCCAATGTCCCTAAACCGATTCCGGCAGCGGCTCCGGCCACTCCGATCGGAACGGCCGCGGCGGTCCCTGTGAGTCCAACAGCTCCGACAGCAGCGGCGGTCCCCATTGTGCCAATGGCTCCGGCATTGAGCGCGATCTGATTGATATACTGGGCGGCCTGGGGACCTAAAGTAGAAACGATTTCCTTTAATCCGTCCGCAATGTTCCTGGCCATCTGGGAGTTCATACGTATTGTCTGCCCCAGAACATAGTTAGGGCCTCGGCCTTCGTTCTGCATTTCCGGGCGGGATTCGATCTCCTGAAGTTTATTCAGTGCGGTGTCCAGGTCAATATTCCCAGTATACAGGTCGTATTTAATGTTGCTGGCTTCGTCGATATCCCTGCCGGCATTCCAGTTGTCTTTTATGAATGCTGCTTCGTCTGAAATTCCACTAGCGATGAGGGCGGGAAGGCCACTCATGGCGGCGATGGTGGTTCTCCCCTTCAATACAGCGTTGGAGTCCTTCAGGGCCATGGTTACAGCAACGGGGTCATCCATGTCCAGTTCCGGGTACATATCGCTTAACGTGGTGGGCGTAAACGGCTTATTGTCCAGGAAGGCGGCATTCCGCTGCCTGTCATATTGGATTAAAGCTGTATCATACATTTTTAAATTGGATGCTAGAATCTGCGGGCTGATGCCCAGTGCGCTTCCCAGTTTCTCAGAATTGGCTAGGCGTGTTTCATCGGGTGCATCGTTTCCAAAAATATTCCGGTAGATGGCCGTTGACTTGATATCGTCCTTCAGTGAATCGATCTGCATGGAAACGGCCTCTCCGATTGTAGTCGGTACCGAGATGTTGTCTACCTGTGCCTCGGCTGCCTGGTCCTTAGCTTCTTGCTGTCCTTCGGTGAGCTGGATACCTGAGTAGGATGGAGTACCTCTTACGTTTTCCGGCTCTACGTCCTTCAGTTTAATTCCCTGTGTTACCAGGGTAAGTAAATCATTATCGTCCATTTTGTCTCCTTACAGTTGGAACACACTTAACGATCCATCGGCTATTTCCTGCATCTGGTCATTGGAAACGTAGACAGTATCTTTCTTTCCGTTTCCATAATCCCGTTCAACGTAATAGCCATTCGGATTGCCATCATCATCAACAGCCTGGCTGAGGTCCGAAATGTGTTTAGAATACATATCGGCCTCAGACATCTGAGCCGGGGTGAAGGTGCTTCCAAAGATATGGAATTTCGTAAACCCGCCAACTTTAGTCGCTCCGGTGTCATCCAGAGTCTGTTTCCCAATGACGTTATAGTAGATGGTCCTTAATTCTTCAGCGTCAAGGTCTCTCCCGTTATCATTTCTAAAGTTGAGTATCTCCCGCCTAATGAGCATCTTTGCCGTTGGGGTGACAGCAGAAGTCGTGGTCCAGCATTCGTTCGCTATGGTCTGGTCGTCATCCGGAATTTTAACCGCATGGGGACCGACTCCGTTCTGTGCATCGGTGAGGTCTTTCTCCAGCTGCGCTTTCTGGTCAGGAGAAACATAGATACCATTCCGGGCCAGGAGGTTAATCTTATCTGAGAGTTCATCTTCGGTGGAAATTTCTTCTCCGATGAGCGCATCCAGGGCGTTGAAGTTCTTGGATCTTAATGTTCCATCTTCTTTGAGTCCCCTTGCCATGTTGCTGGCAGCGTTCACTCTCCGGGCCTCGGATTCCTTCGCGTTAAACCAGGTGTTCATAAGGGCTGTACCCTGGGAGGAGTCCGTTAGAAGGTTGTCTGCATTTACTCGGTCTGAAACGTAACTGTAAATATCGGCAGCTGTGGAACCTCCCTGGCGCATTTCCAGAACGCTTTTCTGGATATCGCTGACCTGATTGGAAATGTACTGGATCTGCTGACGCTTTTCATTCTCGTATTCACTATCGAAGATCTCTTCCCGTTTGGCGTTGAGCTGGGCTTTTTCTTCGTCCGATATATAGCTTCCTCTGCTGGAAGAGATTCCTTCTTCTTTGGCAAGTTCGTTTACGGATCCATATCCCAAAATCCCGCCGGAAATGTTAGAGAATTCTTCCATGTTCCCAATGTGGATTCCTCCACTTGAATTTCGCGCCATGTACTGGCCGTTTCCAATATAGATGCCCACATGGCGTGCTCCATCTATGAAGTCTCCAGGCGCGGGGGTATAGTTCCCGTTTTCTACATCTTCTCCGGAATGATAGCAGTCTCCAAAGTCCGATTTCGTCGTGATCCGGTTTCCCGGAAGGATTCCAGTCTTGCTATATACATCAGCTGTCCAGGAGTCGCACTGTTTGCTGTCATCGTCTGTCACGGTCCCTTTCCAGTGGTCGTTCAAGGTGTAATTGTTCTGGGCGTATTCGGCGACTTTGCTGCCTATGTCAGATCCTCCTCCGGGGTAGAGTTCATCGTAGTCCTTTTTCACGGCGTCGAGATAGCCTTCGTTTCTGGCTGCATCAGTTCCGTCCCTTCCTCCATTGTGTGAAAGGATGGCCAGGTCATCGTCTCCGCCATGATATTCCAGATTTGACTTGTACAGTTTCGCAGCGGCAATGATGCTCTTTCTCGGATCTGTCCTATCCGCCGGATCCAGTCCTACGGATTGTGCCGTAGGTGCATCAAATTCGAAGAGTCCTACATGGTCTCCGTTGGAGGCTTTCGGGTCAAAGGACGATTCCCTGAGGCACATGGCCTTCAGGTTTCGGATCTGGGCATCGGATAGTCCGGTCACCTGCTGAGCCTCGTCGAAGTAATTATCGTACTGGTCGAAGGTGGCATTCCCTGTGGCGAATCCTTTCGTTGTGTAAGATCCGGCGTTGAACGGATTATCTTTTGAATACAGTTCCCAGGCTTCTTCTTTCGTCATCTTTGTGAGGTCCAGGCCTTTTCTCTTTACCCATGCGCTGAATCCTTCTTTGACTCCGACGGTAAGTTTCTTCTGGGCGGCCAGGTCAGCTGCGGGCTTTAGGATTGATTCGCTGACGCCTCTTGTTCTTGCGTAGGCGATGACGTTCTGCATGGCCGTATAGTCTCCTGTGGTAGCCATTGTGTTCAGAAGTGTCTTCGTGTTCTCATCATTGACTTTATGGAGTTTATCGTCGATCGTGGCGTTGTCATATCCCAGGCCTTTAAGAATGGCTCTGGAGTCCTGTTCGTAGAGGCTCCAGTTGGGGATGAGGGATTTCGGGTTTCTCAGGGTCTCGTTCGTTAGATTGTTCTGGAGTGCGTCCAACTGTTCATTGGCATATACTTCCATCTGCCCCCGCTGGTATCTATCTATGTTGTCAAGGGTATTGGTCATGGAATTCTGCCTTCTCTGGTCGAAGGCGCTTTTTGCATATCTTGAATCAATTCCATGGTCTTTCAGCACCTGGTCGTAGATCTGCTGTTCCCCCTGTGCGTAGGCCTTCTGCAGTCCTTCGGCGTTCTTCCCCTGCATGGTGTTATAAAGGCCATTCTTCTCATCGTCCATCATAGAATTGACTTTCGTCTGATAGTCATTGATGGCATCGATGACTCTATCGTTCTGGTCCTTTACCCAAAGTTTCCCGATGGTGTCAATGGTATTGCCTACGGCGGCTCCGATGGACTTCGATCCGGATGTGTCTCCTCCGGCGCTGGCCAGGGTGACGGGAGAGGTTACTTTCCCCTGTATTGTGTTTTTGTTGACTGTGGCATCGAACTGGGATAGTCTCATGTTCCCTCCTTACTTCAGCCAGTCATAGGGGCCTTTGGTGCTGATTATCGGTTTGGATTTATAGCGATTCAATGCATACACTTCATCTTCCATGGTCTCCGGCATACCTGCGATGGCGGCCTGGTGGTGAAGCATATTGTTTCCGGTATTAGCCGCTTTGCTTCCGGCTCCGGCATACATCCGGCTCACCCCGTAAATGTTGGCCGCGGTGGAAAGGAGGGTCCCAAACATGGCGCTTCTCCCCTGCTGCCTGGCGTTATAAGCAGAGGTTCTCGCAGCGTTGGCCCGGTTCTCGTAGTTCATCTGGTTAATGTAGGCACTCTTCGTGTCGTTTCTTTCATTATTCAAGAGGTTCATGGATGAGTTCTTCCAGGCATCATAGTTAGATGAGTTCATGTCCATGACGGATCCATCGCTGGTTAATCCGCTGGCTCCGGCCTCTGTCAAGTTGCTCCCCCTGATTAGTCTTCTTCTGTCGTCCAGCTGCTGCTGTTTCTGTAGGTATTGGTCGGCTATCTGACTTCGCTGCTGGTCCGCAATCCTGGCGTTCTGCTGAGCAGCGTCGGCCTGGGCGTTGTAATAAGCTACCTGTGCCTTGGTCTGCTGGCGCTGCGTGGCCATCTGGTTAATTCCCTGAAAGGCGGTGAGGCCAATCATAGCGGCGCTTACACTACACATGCTTCCTCCTTAATGTGAATTTCACAAACTTAGTCCCGTTTTCCGTTACTACGGGCTCTTTATCTATCTCAGCTCCCGCATGTTTCATAAAGCGCAGGGCCTTTTTATTTTTCAAGGAAATGTAATTGTACAGGGATTTATGGTCCATCATTTTTTCGGAGATATAGTCCATTCCGCAGGAGACAAGTGCCTTCACGTGCTTCGATACGTCCTTTGTCCCCAACATCCAGATAGATGTCCCGTCCAGGTTCTCAGCGATTCCGAAGAGGGCTAATGGTTCATCTCCGTAGAAGGCCTCATAACATTCCTCGGAAGAAATCACAGAAGAAATGATTTCCTCTTTCGGGTCTTTCCCCTGGGCTTCGATTTCCCGCCTATCCTGCGTCCGAAGGTTCCTGGCTATATGATTTATCGTCCGATTGTCGGCAAGGCTGCTGTAGGTCAAAATTCCCATGATTCTGATGATGTTCACTCCGTAGTAATACTTATTCAATGACCACCATCTCCTTTATCAGCGCAACGAGATTGAACGGGTAAGGATCTTTCGCGGTAATGTAGATTCTCCCGTCTTTCCCGAATCCGGGGTTATTTGGAAGGGTCACTCGTTTGTCCCCCGAATAGAGCTCGATTTCCTGCTGCTCCAGTTCTTCGTATTTAATCTGGTCTGTCTGCCTTGAATTATTCCCGACGTACCCTCCTAAGGAATTCACCAGCCTCAGGATAACGGCGGAAATCTTCTTCCTCGCTCCCTGGAGCGTCCCCTGTTGTGTATTGCCCTCGATGTTCGGAGTCTCGATTTCCATTTCGTATGGAAGGCCGATGATCATTTTCTTTGACGGGTTCGGGATTTCAAATTTTCCGCTGGAGTCCAGTGTGACCTCGAAATATTTCCCTTCTGAGAGGACCATGGCCTTCTCCCCGGCCAGGTGGGCGTCTGTTCCTTCGTTCGTCTCATTTTCGAAACTAAGGATTGATGCTGCGTCCATCATCACGTAGTCCATGGGATCTTCTCCGTATCCCTGGTTGAAAAGTCTTTCTATCGATGTGACAGCTTTCCCATTGATTGTCCGTTTCACGGCAGCATAGATAGAGTCTGAATCGGATGATTCCACGTTGCATACGGAGAGGAAATTCCCCTGGGTTGTAATGTGGGACCAGGCGTAGACCTTCTGATCCTGAATATAAGAAATGCAGCTGATGGATCCGTCGGATTCAGTAAAATAGATTCTTGAGTCAGGATCCTGCATATAGGCAGCATCAGTGATTTTCTTATCTCTCACGAGCGATTTGGCAAGCAGTGTGAGGTCCATTCCACTGTAGGCGTCGGACTCAAAACTGTATCCCATGTCTCTGACGGTTTCTCCGCGGCGCTGGACGTAGATGATCCGGTTTCCAATCATGATTGGAATGACATCTGTTGTCCCATGGGACGTCTGGACCTGTGGCGTGGCCTTGGACGGTTTCACCGTTTCAGATCCGGAAACAGTCCATTCATTCCCATCTGTTAAAACTATGAGATCCTTACCGGCCACTATATGTTTGATTTCCTGCTGACTTCTCGAAATGAACGAGAGGGCCACGGCGCTGTCGTCGGTGACTGTTCCCGATACTTTTTCGACCGAAAAATTGTTGTAGTCTCCGGTTCTGGACATCCAAACCATGTAGGGCTGCTTATTTGTGGCCGCGAAGCATAAGCGGTCCTGAAAGAAGCATACACAGCGCGGATACCCAAATTCCTCGTTCCAGCTCCCCAGGGTATAAGAATCAACTGTGGATGTGGACCCCAGAGTTTTCTTCACCAGGCATGTGGCGCTTGTGGCTGAGTTCACGGATTCTACCCGGACGATCCCTTCGTGTGTGTAGGCCAGGGAGGTGAGGTCGGCGTTTCCGGCCGTAGCGACAAGTCTCATCCTGACGTTGTCTTCTTCGTCTACGGTCCCGGATTCGGAGATGTTGTTGTCGTTGCTCGACTTGTATTCCCGGAAATCCTTCCATTCTCCTCCATCGATTGATTTCTGGATCTTGATGCTCCCCGTCCAGGTTCCGTGGGTGATGATTTTCCATCCATTTCCTACGGTTACCGGATACGATGTTCCAGCCCCGGACAGGCTGACGGTGGCGCTCGGCATTTCCTGGGAAAGTTTGATCCAGGCTCCAGCCATGGACGCATCGAAGAAGTTCCCGTTCGAAGTAAGCGTGATTCGCCCGCTGGTGGCAGAGGGGGCCAAAGTATTGTCCGCTTCTCTCTTGAGTGTTACCCATCCGGCTCCGCCGGAATAGTTGGAAGATCCTCCCGTGCCTCCGGCTCCGTAGGAAGTGCCATCCGCCCCTTTTGTAAGTTCATATGACTGGCTGTGACCATCGTGTATTACATAAGTGCCGGTTTTCCCGCCTTCGCCTCCCTGGGCGATTAATCCAAAAGCTGAAGATGAGGATCCTTTCGTTGCTACGGCCCCTCCGGCTCCCACTGTGATGGTATAAGAAGTACCCGCTGTGAGATATACTTTTTCGGTCTTGACTTCGCCGCTGCCGCCGTTTCCGCCTATTGCATGGCCAGTTCTTTCAACTGATCTTCTGTTCTGGCCGCCCTGCCATACATAGTATGTGAACGATGTCTTCGCTCCTCCGCCGCCTCCAGCTCCGGCTACCGTGACGATGTAATAACCGGTAATTGTAGGTGTGTAAGTATAGGATCCTGCGGTATCCCATTTTTCATCGGCGCTCGACTGCAAGTTGGTGGAAAGCGTGGCGTCAAAGTACTGGGAAGCAAAGTCCAGGTCCTTAAATCTCCAGTCGGTGTCGCTATAATGTGAAAGAGTTTTTACAGGATAGCTTCCGGATGTAATGTACATGACGTCGGCCGATTGACAGAATCTGAGGTTCGATAATTCCGTTTCCTTGAATGGCGTAGTGAGTTCGATTCCGGTGTAGGTATCGCCTTTCCAGATTCTGATGTACTCGTCACCGATTTCAAGCATGAATGTTTTTCCCGTGCCTAACACAAACGGATAGAGCATGACTGCTTTATCCGTGTATTTCGTGTCTCCGCACCAGATGGTGCCTCCGCGCTTATAGGCGGCGCCGTAAGGTCTGATATAGGCATTCTTTGCTTTAAGGAGGAAGGCGTTGAATTTATCTAAGTCTATTCTGGACGCGACTTCCGGAGATACTTCTCCCGATGCAAAGGATGGCTGGATGAGTCTCAGTGTTTCTTTCATCGTTACCTCCGGCAGTCGAAATAGTGTGTTGGATAATCAGGCTTATGATGTGTCTCGATGGCGGAGGCGGTCATAGCCTGTGAAATGGCAGCCTGATAGAATTGATGTTCCTGCTGCATCAGTGACTGTGATCCTGCTAATGGAATGGCCAATTTGTAGGCCAGGTTGTGGGCCAGGGCTTCGCAAAAGAAGGAAGAAAATGCTTCGGCATTCTTGACGTCGGCCGTGTAAGACGCCCATGCCAGTTCGATATCTGTTCCGATGATTTTCTGCGTGTCGTTGACGGTCAGGAGCTCGTATTCGTTATAATGGTCGTCCTTATATGCTTCGTCTGCCGGGCCGCGTTCCTTGTTGTATATCTGATGAATCATCAGGCATTCGCTTGGATAGCCGTAGGCATAGTCCCATTTGGGAATAGCCGTATCAACGAGTGCCAGCTTCACGTTTCTCTCGGCGAAGCCCCAGCGGAATGTGGAGAGAAGGTTCTTGCGTGTGATGTCGTAGTACATGCGGCATTGTCTGGCAGATTCGCTCTGTTCGTCAACGTTGGCAATGGTTTCCTGGGCTACCTGGCTCAGGGCCATATTGCAGATATCGGTTATATTCATTCTTCCTCCTAGTTACATTTTTCCTTTACCAGGTCGATCAGTTCTTTCTTGGTCTTGATGGTCTCCGGGATTTCTCCCCCCTGCAGGTAGAGTTTCGCCCGGAGTTCATTAGGGGAAAGATCTTCCAGTTTCCTTCCCTTGATGTCCCTCAGGTGGATTTCTTTCATGTAAGGTCAGTGTCCAGTGTAAGAGCCATGGTACAAGTGCCGCCGGTGGTATCGGAGAGGGAAACGGTGTAATACTTCTTACCTCCGTGTGGGACTCGGACGGATGCATTCTGGGCCTTTGCCGGTACGGAGAGGGTGCAGAGTTCTTCGGTAGGTGTTTCAGTGTCTCCGGTCTTCAGGGTAATCACGGTGGCTGTAGACAGCGGCTTGGCGAATTTCGCAACGAGAAAAAGTTCGTCATAGGCGTTTCCGCCGTTACCGTTCGCAATGACTTTAGGAGTGGAAGCTGCGTCTTCCTCAAAAAGGAAGGCATTTTCTGCGTCGTAAATCATAAGGTTCCTCCTTATCAGCTAATGACTGCTTCTGTTTCGGAGAGGCAGTCTACTTTCTTCACAGGGATTCCGGAAAGTCTCAGCAACGGGCCGCCGGTCTCAAGGGTTTCGCGTGTAACGAATACGTTGTTCTTATCCACCAAATAGGTTTCAAGGAATGTGTACAGGCCCTGGGATACATACCAGATCGGAGTCACTCCATCCAGCTTTCTCATCCGGTTCTTCGCGGTGATCATGGATTCAATGACTTTTCGCTTTTCTGCAGCGGTTACCGCGGATTTGGACAGCGCGGAGAGGTCGATGTTTCTTACGGCGGCCACTTCACGGAGGTCTTCAACGGCAAGGCCCGGCTTCCACGTAAAGAGAGTGGTAACAGCCCGGAACGGTTTATTGTTGGCATCGAAAGCGTCTGTTTCTCCCAGATCTTCCTGCTTCAATCCTGCATATCCGAATTTCGGATAAATGCCGGTTACAGATCTTTCGCCCCATCCGATGAGCCATGCGGAGGTTTCCACGGATGCGGTGGATCCACCAGCAGAAATTACCTGATAACCTGTAGTACCTTTCTCACCGCCTACGGATGCATATCTCTTAGACAGGCCGTTAAATTCATCCAGATTGGCGTCGGAGTCGCCGTAGAAAATCATGGAGGCCACTCTCTGGGAGAAGCCTTCTACATGGGCATCGTCTTCAGAACGTCTGAAGGCCTGGGGATCCGGCTCCAGCGCCAGAAGTTCCACGTCTACCTGGGAGCGATCCTGGAGGATGCAGCATGTGTCGGTAACCTGTTTCGTAGAGGATTTCGTTGGATTTACGCCTCGGTTAATGGCTCTGAGGGTTGGAGTCGGAAGAGAGGTTCTGAGGGTGGTAAGGTTGCCGGTTGGGAGATTGCCCTGCTTCCAGGGAATATCATCCATAATGGGATTGGCCTGTTCTAGCACTTCGATGATGTGGTCGATGGTGCCGTCCGGGGCCTGGCGTTTCCGCAGATCGCGGAATGTTAATGCAAGATTTCCAATAGCCATAATTTAGGCTCCTTTCATCGCTTGTACTTTCCCCAGTCTGTGTTGGGGTAAGGATCGTCTAATTTGGTATTCGGAGCTCCCGCGCCTCCGATTCCGCCGTCTTCGGAGAGGAGGTCTCCGACTTTGGCAATGAGTTTTACCATTCTCGCGTCCGAGAATACGGGAGAGGTGGCCATGAGCTTCGTTAAGCCTGGATAGGCTCTTTCGATGGCCATAGTGGCGGCGGCCACTTTCTGCATGGTCTTTTCAAAGTCGCCACCCAGTTCTTTCTTGGTGTCTTCGATGTTCGCTTTGTTCTGCGCTTCCAGCTGCTCGATGTAGACGTCTTCCATCTTCCCAGCCCAGTCGAAACCGAATTTTGCAAGCTGGTTGGCCTGTTCGTTGGTGAGGTTCATTCCCCGGGCGATATCTCCAAAGGATTTCGCCACGCCTTCGTCGAGCTCCGCTCCTTCCGGGAGGGAAGAAGTGAAGTCGTAGGCCTCCGGCGCGCCGTTTGCTTCTCCGGTCCCACTGACGAGAGTTCCGCCGGAAAGGGGCTGGCTATTTGTTCCCTGGCCGTTTTCCGGTGTTCCGGTGTTCTGGGGTTCCGGAGCTGCTGTAGTGCTTTCTGCTGTCCCTGTTTCCGTGTTATTGTTCAGGTCTGGCATGATTAGTCCTCCTTGTTAAAGATCCGGTTCTGCCGGATTGTAAAATCATCCCGTTCTTTATCTATGGCTCTGAGAAAATTGGTACCTTCTTCATAGCCAAGTGAAAGAATCAGGTTTTTAATCTGGATACCTACTTCCCGCTGTCCTTCTTTAAAATAGGTGAATGAGTTTCCCGTGAAAGAAAGGGTGTCGATTCCCGTGATCTGGAGGATCCTGGAAAAGATCCATTTTCCTTCTTTTGTCTGAAGGACGGCTCTTAATGCTGCTTTGTCCCGATCGTCCTGGGCTTTCAGGTAGTATTTTGTCCAGGAGGCGTCATTGGAGTTCGGGTCTACGATTGATTTCTTCATGTCATCGGCGCTCCTGTTGCATTCATTCCTAACGTCTGCTGCAATGTCGGGTTTCCATCCCTAGCGGCGTCGGTAAGATTCTTTGCAGCTTGCGCCGCCGGAGCGCTGGCTTCAGCTGCGGCGATCATCTGCTGCTGTTCCTGCTGTTTCTCCATAGCTTCCTGTTCGGCTTCGATGAGTTTCATGGCGTCATCCACGCTTCTTTGCATGGCCGCCGGAGCGCCCAGAAGGTCGAAATATCTCTTGACCGTTCCTAACGGGTCAATCATCTTTAACGCTTCCGGGTAGAGCTGGGCCATCTGCCCTACGAATCCAAGCGCCTGTTCGATGTTCACGAGTCCGCTCATCTTCTGGGCTTGGGCTAAGGGTGAGATATATTCAATCTTTACATCGGCCTCGGCCAGCCGTTCGGCGATATCGTCTGACAGCGGCGGGAAGGCGTTCTCCCGTTCCAGGATATTGTAAGTTCTTTCTATCATGGGGGTAAGGAATTCATCCTGGAGTCGTTCGACTACCGGTCCTAACTGCTGCAGCTTTTCCTGCTGCCGCTCCATGACTTCCCTGGCTGTCATCTGCGGCGTGTCTACGCTGTCTAACATCAGGAAGAGGTCTGCGCTGTAAGTGCGCTTGATAATGTCTTCCAGTCTCTGAATCTCGGCTGTCATCCACTGCAGATTGGTCTGTACCTGGAAGAGCGGGGCCACTCCAACCTGTCCCATGGCGTTGTTTCCGACTGTCACTCCTCCCGGGTAGAGGTTCACGCCTTTCTGGTAAGTGTTGGCATCTGCCACCATGGGCGGCTTGACGGTGAGTTCGACGGCAGTCAGGAAATCTTTCTTCATGTACTGAAGGGACTTGCTGTCTCCTTCCGCATACCATCCGGGGCCTTTTCCGTAGGTATCGCTGCCGGTGACCTGGTAGCGTCCGACGAGTACCGGAAATTCCTTAAAGCCGCCCACGTAGAGAAAGCCTCCGTTTTCATCGGTTCCCTGTCCGTCTACCCAGTACAGTGACTGGAACGGCATATCCTTATTGCTTCCGGTTCCGGTGCGCTTTAATCTAGGCATGACCAGCCACCAGACGTCAAAGTGTTGGGCATATCGTCTGGAGGCATTGTCCAAAGCGTCTTTGACTTTAAGCGGTAAGTGGTCCGGTCCAAACTGTTGGAGGATCTGATCGGCGCTCATCTTCACTTTTCGAGCGAAAGTGTTGATTCTATTACCGGCCGATGCGTCCAGGTAGTAAGTCCCGATAGTGTAGGTCTGAAATCTTACTCCGGTCTCCGGAGATGGGAATACGCCTACCGGGGTCTGGCCGAATGGGAGTTCCAGGTAGCAGCTGTGAATGGTGTTGTAGAAGTTGCTTCGGTGAAGAGCCGCTTCTACGATGGCCTGGCGCTCGTCCAGCACTCTTTCCGCTTCGATATCCGAAATATCCGTGTTCGCGAATCCGAATTTAAACCACTGCCTCGATGGCGGGGTTAATCCTGACATTACCCCTGCCGCGAAAGCCTGGTCCGCCAGCCAGGCAACGCCGTTTGCAATGGCCAGGTCTCTTCTCTCTGCTTTGGAGCTATTGTCCCGTTCTCCGTCAAATTCCCCTAAAAACGGGAGTTCGTAATCCCTGATTGCCTCCCATCGGTCGAGATAAGGCTGCTGCTTTTGTTTCAATAGTGCGATCCTCTGCAGCATTTCTTTCTTGTCCGGTGGATCCAGCCCTCCACTATCCGCCGGAAGGGCTTCCGGTTTGGAAATCAGGGTGTTAAGCCTGAATTCTTTCATCCCAGGGTGTCTTTATTCCCGGCCTGGGAAACAAGGGTGGCGAGCTGGGTGGCGGCGAATCCCTGCTGCCGTTTCTTCTTTTTCAGTTCTGCCGTTTCTCCGTCGCTGTCGGAAACGTCGGAAGATGTGACGTTATTAACGGCCGGGTCAACTTTCTGTACTTCCGGGGTCTTTACTTTTCCCCCTCCGAATGCACTTGCACACATGTTGGGCTCCTTTCAAATTTTTCAAAAAACTATCAAAATTTTTAAAAAAGGTTATATTCCGTGTTGGCTCTTTTGGGGGCGGCCATGGTCCCTTTCTTGACGATGGGAAGGGCGAAGGTAAGCATTAATGCATCTCCATCGTTTGGAGATGGTATTCCTTCTTCCTTCAGATGGGCCTTGGATACGAGCTCCAGAACGCCTGATTCCGTAGGCTTAATTCGGTAGGCCTGTGTGAGATCGTCGCAGATGGTCTGGTCATCCGGTAGGCAGCCTCCGTCCCTCAGCCACTCTCTCATCTGGTCGGCCATGTAGGCCCGCATGTTTTTATATCCGGATTTCGGGGCCTGACCTCCGAAGGGGATGAGATTCCAATTACGCCCGATTGTGTTTGAGAACGACTTTAGCCCTGTCCCATAGCCCATATCGATGTTTACGGCATCGGCGTGGTACTCGTCTTCGAGCCTCATGATCATGTTCCCCATGGTGATGTCGTTATCATTTTTCGGGACTTTTAACAGTCGCCTGGAATAGTTCCCTTGCCGAAGCCATACGCTTGCGGCATCATCTCCGGTCCAGCTGTTGTCCACTCCGATGATCACGGGAGCAAAGGAAAACTGGTCTTCCCGGATTTGCCGTCCCCTGGCCATGTCTACGAGTTCCATTGATATAAGCTGGTCCGAAGAAGTCGACGGGAAAATTCCCCGCACTCTGACTTTGAAGAAATCTGAGTCTTCTCCCCATTCATTCGCCCACATTTTGATCTGGTCTTTGTTCGAGAAGGAGACGGACCTGGAGTCTACCTGCATGCAATGCCAATAATTCCTGAGCTTGTGAAAGCAGTCGTAGAATCGTCCGGTGTTTCGTGTCGGGTTCCCGAATGCGCACCAGATGATTTCTGTGTCTTTATCCGTCATGGCACCTTCGGCGACTTCCCAGATCTTGTTGTCGATAGCGGATGCCTCGTCAAAAAGGACAAGGATCCGTTTCCCCTGGTTGTGCAGTCCTGCGAACGCTTCCGGATTTTCTTTGCTCCATGGGATAGCGTCTATCCTCCATGTTCTTTCGTGGCCCTCGTCAACGGAATAGATCGATGTCGCGGTGTATTTAAACAGCGCCTGTCCAATGAACATGGAGTACCATTTCGATAGTTCTGCCCAGGTCTTTTTGGTGAGCTGGTCCATGGTGTTGGCTGTGACTACTCCGCGGGTATCCTCGTGCGTTGATACGGCCCATAAAATAAGCCAGGATACAAGTGCGGATTTCCCTATGCCGTGGCCGGAGGCTACGGCTTCGTGGATAACGGTGTTCACGTCTTTCAATCCGTTCCGGATGTCCTTCAGAACGGATACCTGCCATTTCTCAGGCCCTTTCATCCCGTCAAGTGGTCCAGGCTGGTCCCAAGGGAAGGCAAAGAGGACGAAAGTAAGCGGATCCTTGCTGTACTGCGCCAGGGCTTCAGTCAGTTGTACAAGCGGATTCAATTTCTTTCGCCTTCCTTTCCGCCTTCTCTCTGGCTTCTTTTAACGTAGCGGAGATGTCTACGCTGCCTGATAGTTCCACGTCATGTTTATCTCTCCATTCCTTGGGCTTCCGGTTCTTCAGCCAGAAAATCTGGGCCACAACAGATGCTGGCATGTGCCGGTGATAGGTCTTCGTGCAGTGTATAGTTTCTTCCTTACCGTCTTTCGTAGGTCGCTCCTCGTTGTATTCATAAACTTCGTCATAGTTGTAACCAATGGCGCTCTTGTGCAGCGCGTTCTCCACTTCTATGTCCGCAACGGCCTTATTTTTCTTTAGGGCGTTCGCGATGTTCGGGAAACGTTTGCTCCATTCAAAAAGAGTTGTCCGCCGGATACCCATGTTGTGAGCGATCTGGTCATTGGTTAGCCCGTCCCTGGCCCAGGCGGCAATCTGCAAAAGGCCGTCATCGGTTAGCCACTTTTCATATCTTCCATGTGCCATGGCCCTCCTTCCTTTCTTCAAAAATTTCCCAATGCAAAAGGCCATCTGATCATCAGGCGGCCCCATGGCTCTGGTCTCTATTCAGTTATTTCACGCTATCATCATAGCATGTTCTCTAGTCTAATTTAGTTCCAATATTTTAAAGTGGATATTATCAGGTTTCTCCATTCTTCGGATATGTCTTTTCGCTTTTCTGGGCAATTTCCATGATTCCGGCCTTCCGCGCTCTGAAAATATTCGAGCGGGAAGAAAAATGCGCAGCCGCAATATCGTTCCAACTTTTCCCTCGGAAATAACGGTCGATGAGGATCGACCTGGTTTCTTTCGACTCAATCAAGTCGATCAGGTCAATTGCATATGTTTCATTGGACAAGATGATTTCTATTTGGATCATACACTTTTTCATGAGTCTGGATTTCTTCTTTTCTACCTGGGCAATGATTTTCGACAGGTCCTCTGTCTCTCCGCCGGAAACATGGTCTTTTGAAGGGTCGGCGGTTTTGGGTTCTGCCATGGTCTTCAATTCTTCCATTTCTTCCAGGATTGACTTCATATAGATTTTTTCGGCTACGATTTTCTGCAGCAGCCTTAGTACCTGGTTCTCCGTCATCGTTCCTCCAGGCGTTTCATGATCTCACTGATATCGACAACAATATTCGGCTGGAAGGTTCCAAACTTTGTGGCCATTTTGAGCTCTCTATATGCCTTCTCTTCCATTCCTTCCGGGATTTCTCCAGAAATGGTTTTCCCGTCGGGATTGCTGGCGTTTACTACGACGAAATGTTTTTCCGATGGTTCCCATTGGATATCTGCGATCTCTACGGATTCAGGATTAGCGTATACGTCTCCCGATTGTGAAATAACTATCAGCATGTTTCCTCCTACTATCTCATGACAACGGCCTGTTTCAGATCGAACAATACTCCAACTATGCCAGGCTGAAAGGATCCTTTGATATCCGGGATGAATGTTCCGATTACTCTGTATGAGTTAATTGTTAAGTCCCATTTCATCAGACCTGAAATTTTGTAAATAAGGTTCCTGCTAGTAAATCTGACAGTTTTTTCTTTCCCTTTTGGACAAAATTCCAAGGCGTATTTTTCGCCTTTAGACGATTTCATGACCAGAAGCCTCTCATCGATTGGATTGATCAGCACTTCGCAATATTGGCATCCATCAAGAGCTTCCGTTACTCCTTTACCGAATGTCACTCCGTAATTGGTGACTGACATCTTTAAATCTCGATTTTCCCTGATCTCTATTGGCTTGTATTTCGATAAATCGATCATGGCCCCTCCTAGAACGGGATGTCCTCATCGCTCGGCTGTCGGTTCATTTCCTGCGGCGTCGGTGGAGCTCCAAACTGGTCGAAGTTTCCTCTTCCCTGACTAGGAATTGTTGAGAGTGGGACGGCAATCATTTCAGCGTTGACTTCCGTGATGTATCTCTTAGTTCCATCCTTGGCGTCGTATGACCTTGTTGAGTATCTTCCTGAAACGAACACGCGGGATCCTTTCTTCAGGTGGTTCCCTGCACTTTCCGCCAGGCCTCCCCAGGCCACTACGTTCACCCAGTCAGTAAGCTGTCTGGCTTCCTCCTGGGGCGTGGTATAATTCCGGTTTGATGCAACAGTAAAAGTGGCCACTGTCTTCCCGGTTTTGGTAGCTCGGATTGCGGGATCCTTGGTTAAATTTCCTGTGACTTCAACGATGTTCATTTCTGCCTCCTACCACGACGGCTTCCAGTATAACACAGGCAATCAGCCCTCCTATGAATGCGCCGCCGGAAAATAATATCAAATCTCTCATTCCAGTTCCTCCTCGATGTCCATTCGGACGATTTCGGTAATTATGGCGGCGGCTGCATTCATCAGCCGGTCCCGTCTCGTCCATCTTTCGTCATTCATGTATCTTTCAATATCGGCCAGAAGGTCCTCGTTAGTTCTGGCCCTCAAAACGGAGTACCTGGAAATATCTGCTGCCTCCCTGGCGATGGAATAAAAATAATATGGTTTCATTCTCCCTCCCTATCGAAAAGTCCTACCATGGCTCTTTCGCCGTTGATATATTTTTCTGCTTCTTCTAAGATGTTCTTGATGCTCCCATCCGGTCCTTTCAGGTTCCCAAATTTCAATCCTCTGACGTTCACCGGGGAGTCGTGGATCGTACGATTCAAGAATTCATGCCCTTTAAAACTGTAGGTGCTGGGAACTACTTCCCCTTCGTCATACGTGAATGAAACGTCATTGATGTGAAATTCCAGTTTCTTCAACATGGCCTCCGGATTCTCTCCAAGTTCCTCTGCCAGCGCTATGACGTATGCCTGTCCCAGAAGTCCGAAGGCCTCATAGAGCTGTGGCCTTCCCGGCTCTTCTAATTTCAGATAATTAGAATCCGTTCCTTCTTCATAGTGGATGGAAACCTGTTTCTTGCGCCCGATGTGGACCTGTAGAATTTTCATACTTTCTCCTTCTTTCTCTTACGGTATTCAGCTACCGTGATGCGGAAAAGTTCTTTGGAACATTCCGGGCTGCAGCATTTCTGCCCCGGCGCATTCAGACGGAATTTCTTTCCGCAGATGACGCATGTCTTCTCCGCTCCCAGATAGGCATTCTGGTGGTTTCGCTTCAACTCGCGGCGATGCGCCAGGTAACATTCATGGGAGCAGTAAATATGGTCTCCGGTTATCGGCTTGAATTCTTTTTTACAAATTGGGCAGATTCTCACTTTTCGGTCCTGGCGTTCCAGCTGCTCTTCTGTATTCATCATTTCGCAGGGGTAGTATCCACGGCTTAAACCGTACTCTGTTCTAAACATCAGTGTGGCGCCGTGCTTGAAGTCATCATCGTAGATGGCCTCCGCTTCCCCTGGGATAGGTTTCCCGCCCATATTCCGTACGTAGTAGGTCTCCCCTTTTTTCTTCACTCGTTTCCAGTCTTACCTATTCAAGTTGTCTCCCTCTTTTCCTGAATGATGCGATCTGCATCGGGTAACCCCAAAGGGTCCAGGTGTTCACTACTTCGATGAGCTCCATTCCCTCCGGGGCGATCGGTCTCTCTTTCCATTTCTTCGAACGGATTGTTCGGTGATGGATTTCCGGCTTCTTCAAGTTTCTTGAAGAATGCCAGGCTTTCTTTTCTTTCTGCTCTTGGATGTTCGCTTTTGACTCTTTGCAGAAATAGGCCGCCAGGCGTTTTGCATCTTCATGGCCGCCGTCATATCTCTGAAACGAGTAATGGTTGATCATTCCTTCTTTCCAGATTTCCTGAATATTCCTTCTCTTCACTTCCCCATGGGTGGGGTCGTTGATGATGAGATGGTGATGTAAGCGATGGCCTCGGTATTCGGTACGATAGATGTACTTCAGCTCCCATCCGCATTTCCTGAATCTCCGCCGGAGGGTGCGCAGAAATTTCTGCAGCGCCTTCTTTCCGGCGTCGAAGTCCGGTTCCTTTTCGTAGGTAAGCGTCAGATAGATATCGTCGCGAGTGAAGTTCGTCTGGATCAGACGGGAGAGTTTCTTTTCTTTCCGCCTCTGGTTGACAGTCTTCATCCAGTCCGGGGTCTCGTTTATATTTTTGACTCTGGTCTTCTTCCCTCCTAACCGGAGAGAAAAATATTTCGTCTTTTCTGAGTAGATGATTTTTTTATTCTCATCTCTCACTAAGAATATTTCTTCGCGGTATGGCATGATGTGTCCTTAAAATAATTGGCTTAACAAGGGGGAAAAGAGAGCGAAAGGCTCCCTTTTTATCGACTTTCCAGGACGTTTATGCTATACTTTTTCTAGAGATAATTTTTTAAGGATTCTTATCCTGGAACGCCGGTTCATTCCGGCGCTTTTTATTTTTTATAAATGCAGAATTGGTTGGAGGCCGGTGTGGCCTCTACGTTGTATCTGCATCCGGAACAATGACGGATGCATACGTTCTGCTTTAAGGCCGGGCAGAACACGGCCTCATGAATGCTGCCTTTGCAGATGGGGCAAGCGGTGTTATCGGCTGCTAATATAGCAGCCCTTTTCTTTTCGCGGGCAAGCACTGCCGCCGGATCTTCTTTATACGCGACAGCTCGGCAGTATCGTAGATCTTCCTGAGCTCTTCTCCATGCGCTTTTCTCCATGCTCTGACTTCCTCGCTGTTTAAATACTCAAGGGCCTTTGCCTGGTAGTCTTTATTGACGTGTCCCATGGTTGTGTGAAATACGGTCCTGTGCGTCCAGGCGTCCAGGGAAATCAGGTTCTCTTCCCGATCTTCTCCGCCTTCCCCATGAGGCTGGACGTGATGGACCTCGGTTTCTTCCGTAGGGAACGGAATTCCAAGGATGGACTCATAGACATCCCATAGTTCCCTGTCCCGTTCTTTGATGATTTTCCGCAATGCAAACGGTAGCTTATTCTTCATAGCTCCTCCTTATGAAAGGTAAATCAACAGAGCGTCTGACTGTTCAGGCGCTCTATTCGTTTGCCTTTCATATGACAGCCTTCATCCCGCGGGCTTCGGCATATTCCTTCATCTCTTTTTCAGCCTGTTCTTTTGTCGGCCATTCATGGCAGCTTCTGATTTTCTTGAAATGATAAAGATAATTTCCTTTGTTCAAAAATGTCGGGATATAAACCTTCTCACCAGCGTTGTTAAAGCGGCATCCCACCATATAGGTCCAGCCTCTTTTATCACGGTACATTTTGAATATTTCCCGCCTCATCTATTTGCCTCCTGCTGTTTTCAGCATCTTTAATCCGTGTTTTTTCGCGTATCTTATCAACCATTTTTCCGCGACTTCTCTTTCTAGAAATCTTGCAGAGTCGGCCATTGTCCACTTATCCGGTGGGTCTTCTATCTTGTGTGAAAAGACAGCGTAGTATTTATTCGGGATTGCCCAGAATTCAGAATCGAATTAGCAAACTGTGAATCTTCGACCGCTTTTGTCTACATACACCTTGGATTTAATCCGTCTCAATTCTATTTTTTCTCCTCTTTTCCATGGCCCTCCGCTTATCGGCAAGGTCCCTGTTGGCCCGCCGGAGCATGGAGTCCATGGAAGGCGCCGTCTCGTAGGGGTTCCGGCAGTCTCTATGGACCGGAACATACTGACCGCAGATCTTTTCTGTCATCTGCTGTCCTTTAGGGATTTCTTTCCCACAGCGCGCGCATTTCATACTTCCTCCCTGGCGGCCCTTATCTCTATGACCGCTTCCCTGGTTGTCAGAATCCCCATTTCGATAATGGCGTTCAGAACAGCCTGGCTTTCGTTCCGGCCATTTATCTGGCGCAGTTCCAGGATCTTCCAGTCCTTCAGCTCTTCGTCGGTGAGAGAATCCTTAGATTCGTACTCCTCGATCTTGTTCTTGATCCGCTGGAGTTCCCTGGCGTTGCTCCCGATAATTCCCTTTGCCGCAAATCTTACGGCTTCCATCTTGTCCATCTTTTCCCTCCAAAAGTTCCATCATGGCATCAGCCCTGCCGCACCAGTAACACTCCATTCCGTCATTATTCAGGCAATGGTAGTGTCTGGCCTTCTTGATGCAGCTCCTGATTTCTTTTCGCACATCTTCCTCAGTCATTGGGCCTCCAGCCTTCCAGGGCATCGTAGTATTCCCTGGCCTCCTCGGCCGTGTGGAAGAATCTGAAGAATTGATAGCCTCCGTGAAAATTCAGTTGTCCTTTCTCCGACCCGGTGATCCGGAAAGGCAGCATGACGACTTGCCATGCCATGATCCCTCCTTTCTCATCCGGAACGGCTGCTAATACGGCCAGGGCTTTCCGTCCCCTGAATCTCACGGGCCGGGTGGCCTTTTTATACTCCCTGTATTCCTCGGCGTTCATGGCTGGTCTCCCTTTCGGATAGTGAGGACAGTGCCTGGCTGGAGAGATCCGGGGTCCTCTATTCCGTTATCCCGCATGATCTTCCAGGAAAGATAGTTGATGTCATCCTTCGGTGTGGCCACGTCGGCCGCAATGGCGTAGACGGTGTCCCCCGCGTTCACTTCACGGGTGATGGTTTCCGCCGGAGCTTTGTCTTTCGGCCAGATGATAATGGCCAGCAAAGCGGCGGCGATGATGATCTTTTTCATGGTTCATCACGCTTTCTCGTGTAGCCGTCAATGCCCAGGGCATTGCAAAGCATGCAAAGCGCCGGGAGCGAAGGATAGCCGTCGCCGTTCTGCAGCCGGTCAAGCGTGTTCGGCTTGATGTGGATGTTCTTGCAGAAGCGGGCATATCCGACTCCTTCCTCCCTGCATTTCTTATCAGCGCAGTAGAGGATGTCTTCGATGATGTTCATCATCATGTTGAATTCGTCTACTTTCATCCGGTCCGATACTGGAATGTACATGTCTCCTCCTATTTCACGATGACTATGGTCAATGTTATGGCCGTGATAAAAATATTGGCGTACAGCAACCATTTGAGGTCGGCCAGTTTATGTTTTGCGGAGGCCTGTGCGTCGGCCTGGTCCCGTACGTCCAATTCTATCTGGTGATACCGCATGGCCAGGTTCCCGATGGCCTCGATAATGTTCTTAGACGGTTCCATCGTTTTCTCCTTTCTCCAGAAGTCTGTCGCACCCTTCAATACTGTCCAGGAATTTCAGAAAAGTTGTGTAACGGATCATGGGCCTCGTGTCCGTGGGGACTGTCTTTAGCAGCCCCTTCTTCACAAGTTTCGCCGTGTATCCGTTGGACTTTCCGAAACGCTGGTCTGTTTCATGAAATGACATGAGTCTTTCACCTGTCATGGTTCCCTCCTCGGCGGTTGCCCCCGCCGCCTCCAGTCTTTCCCTGACTTCGCTAAGCATGCAGATGATCACGAGAATCTTCTCATCCGTGCTGGTCTGCAGGAAAGCAGGAGCCTTATTCGTTGAAAAGTTCATTTTTTCTGCCCAGAAACTATCCGTTTACAAAGGTCTCCTAGTCGTCGGACCGTGACATCGGCCGCATATTCCGCTCGTCATTGTTCATGCTCCGATCGTTCGCGTTCTGCGCCATACACCCGTCTTGAATGAATTCACTGGTAAGCAGGTCGAGACAATGAGCTTGCGTATTTGCAGCAGCCTCTCCGCCAGCCAGGTCTGTCAAAATGCGCCGTGCCTCCTCTTTATTTCCTATTACTATCTGTTGGCCCCGGGCTTGATGATGAACTCTTCCAGTTCATCCACCAAAATAGGCAGTGTAGACACGAATAATGATGTGCTTTCCGCAAAAATAGAAATGTGAATTGGGACATCCGGATTCGCGTCCGATATTTTACTAGGCATAAATCTATCTGGTTTCAGGTCCTTGATAGCCACTTCATAGATAGCTCGCGCGGCATCTGTTGGCGAAACGGAGTTAATCGGCTCCACTTCGCTTTCGTCTACGAATTCATATGCTCTTCGATCGTTCTGATAGAGGCGAAGAGAAATTGACGGATCTGTTTCTTGCTTCAAGATGAGGTTCTTCAGGTTTTTGCAGAAAAATTCTTGTACTGCAAATTTCTCTCCTTCGTAAATCACTTCATCACCTAAGTGATACTTCGTTTTGATTTCCATAATCTATCCTTCTTTATTAGTAGAATTAGATTCCAGTTTGAGGGTAAAAATTAATGAAATCGATTGGAATGTCATAGGCTTTAGAAATCTTTTCCTGATAAAGCGGATTGACAAGTTCTGGCGATTTTTCCCATTTAATCAGAGTATCTTTGCCAATACCGATTTTCTTCGCTGCATTTACCAAAGTCAGATTGGCATTAGCTCTGGCGGCCTTAAGCGAAATTTTAAATACATCAGTCATAGTTATCACCTCCTTGCTCTATCTATGATAATAGAATTTTTTTCTAGTGTCAAGAAAATAATTCTAATATGCTAGAATGGCCATTGCGTATTTCAGAATATTATTCTATAATTCTCTTAGAAAGTGAGGTGGTATCGTGACAGAAGATGAATTGAAATGTTTGTTCAGCTCCAGGCTGCAGCACCTGTTACAGCAAAATGAAATGAAGCAGAACGACCTTGCCAAGATTCTTTCGGTAAGCGAGTCAACAGTCGGCAAGTGGATACTTATGAAGGCTATGCCAAGAATGGGTATTATTCAAAAACTATCTGAATATTTTCACGTCAGTATGAAGTATTTTTTGGAGAAAGATTCACCAGATCCTTTACCTATAATCAAAAAATTTGAATTAACAGATCAAGAGCAGGAAATGATTCGTAAGTACAGGGAATTATCTCCCGCCGGAAAAGCTACTGTAGATGCCGTTATAGATGTCCAATACAAGGCGTCTCATCCAGTTGCCAAAAAGGAAACGTCCTAATTATTGATTTTTCTAGGAAGTGATTCTATGAGTCCTTATGATGATCCATACAGTGAAAAAGAGTACCTCGAAAAATATGACACCTATGCCTATATACTTGATGCGGTTCTGATTGTTCCGGCTTATTTAATGGCAGATAGTGTTTCTCCACTGCTCTCTCTAGCCTTCGGGGCGATTGGCGCAATAGTCTCTTACTTCGGTTCAAAGCATATCTATAAACATATGCCTGTGTTGGTGGATTATATTTCTACCGATGATCTGGAGACGAATTCTTTGGCTGGCGTCAACTTCAAAAGATTGCATGAACAGGAAATCCGGATTAACAGGTTGAAAGAATTGCATTCCAACGAGCTTCATTCTGCGGAGGTCTTAAAAAGGTCCAGAAGAAGTCTGACATTATATTTATACGGTTTTGTTTTTATAGCTATATTCTGCATCGCTAAAATTTTCTTTTAAATTTAAAACCCTCCCCATGGGGCAACATGGGAAGGGTGGAAAGGAGCTATGAAGGATGCGACTCGATCATTTCTCCCTTTGGATATTATACCATAGCTCCCCATTGTCTAAAGGAGCTGATTTCTTATGCCTTATATTAGGAAAAAAGGAAATTCATGGTATTACCAGATCCGGATTGTCGATGATAGAGGGGAGGTGGTGCGGCATGAATACTTTGGAGGAAAGAGCCGGTCTGCTTGCGAGAAGGCGGCAAGGAAAGCGTTGCAGCTCTTGGATACTACCGGCCGTTACTTTGAGCCTCTGGATGCGCTCTTCGGCCCCTGTCTGGACCTGTGGCTGGAAAAAGATGTGGCGGTGAATCTGAAGGCGAACACGGTGGATCAGTATAGAGTCATAGTCGATGACCATCTGAAGCCCGCCTTCGGTACTATCCCGTTAAAGAGAATGACCACGTCCCTCATCCAAGACTGGTTGAATGAGCAGAAAGACAAATATTCCAAAAGCACTCTCAAGGTGTTCTACTCCGTCCTCCACGGTGCCTTCCGATGGTTCATATCTAACCGCCGGTGGCTTATTCTGAATCCTATGGCCGACGTGAGAATCCCGCGGTATAACGATCCTCCGAAAGAACCTGGCGTATTTACTCGGAAGGATATCTCTCTTATCTTCGAACACTTCCGTCCTGGCACGAAACTTTTCATCCCATGCATGATTTCCTACAGCACCGGCCTCCGGATCGGAGAGTGCCTGGCGTTGACGTGGGGCCATATCGGCCTCGACACTATGAGCCTCAAAGTAAGCACTACCCTCTATGACAAGGACGGCTGCCCTATGCTCCAGGCCACTCCAAAAACCATCGGCTCCATCCGGGTAGTGTATTTCGGCAGCAAACTGAAAGAGGCTCTTCTCCAGCAGCGGGAATGGCAGGAGATGTGCCGCCGGAAATACCGGCCATACTTCAAGAGCGATTTTGTCTGTACCAGGGAGAACGGTAAACAGTTGACCTCAAACGACATCCGGTGGTTTAATATCTGGTGCAAGCGAGAGCTGGGCCATGGTTCTTTCCATTCTTTTCGCCATACCCATGCCACCATGCTCCTGGAGTCTGGAGAATTCTCCCTGGACTACGTAAGTAAGCGCCTCGGCCACTCCTCCATACGAACCACTGCTGATATCTATGAGACTATCACCCCGAAGCGTGAAAGAGCTGAGGTCAATAAAATGGAAAGAATACTCTAACGAAAGGATAGCTCTAAGGACGGAAGTGTGACGGAAAGAATCCGTAAATCATTGATGCCTTCTGGTGTTTCCTTTGCTTTAATGTTATCGGAACCTATAATGATGAATCTCCCTTTTTTTATCTACAATCAATCAGGGATGTTTGTCCTCCTGCAAGAAATAACCAATTGATGATATAACAGCAAACAGCACATTATAAGCAAGTTCTCCAGCCAAATTGCAATAGTTTATCTATACCACTTCTGTTCTCTGTATACCTTTTCTACGGGTTATATAGTTTCTCTGGAAAATGCTTCTGTATGTGCCTTCGGTGGTCTTGAAAATCCACTAGTGAGCAACTTCGTTAGAAGCATCTTCCATTATTTTTAATTCGATATATAATATCGATAGAAAATGCTTCAGGTGGAGTCTTCAGCGGATTTGCATGCTGTCTGGGACTTATTCCATCGGAAGCACTTTTTAGCGCTTTTTGACTGCTTGTATAGATCATTGGTTTAATAAATATAAAAAATTATGAAAGGATAAAGCTGCCAGTCTAATGTGACAGCGGCTGATCACGTATGGATACCCATTTTTTTCTCCGCGATTTTTCTAAAAACGCACAGAGCGATGGACTTTCGGACAAGAGTGTGAATTCCCTGTCCGTCACGAAGTCCAGAAATACCATCGACGCCTATGAGTCAGACTGGAATGATTTCTGTGACTGGTGCCGGTACCACCATGTGAGTTCCTATCCGGCCACACCGGAAACTGTGGTGAACTATATCAATGACCTGGCGGATTACGCAAAGGCCGCCACCATACGGCGCCGAATCAGCGCCATTTCAGAAAACTACAATGCCTCCGGGGACCATGTGGAAAATCCCTGTAAAGCCTGGATTGTGAAGGAAGCCCTCATCGGCCTTACTCGCCTCAAAGGCAGTATGCAGAAGGGGAAGACCCCACTATACTGGGAGGAAATCGAGGAAATCGTGTCCCATATGGATACATCTCTCCCCTCCCTTCGGGATAAGGCGGTGCTTCTCCTGGGCTTCATGGGCGCCTTCCGGAGGAGCGAGCTTTCGGGCCTCAACGTGGAGGATATTACGAAGTATCCCCAGGGCATTGTCATCACCATCCGCCACTCCAAGACGGACCAGACCTCTGAAGGCCAGCAGATCGGCATTCCCTACATTTCCAACCGGAAAATGGACTGCATCCACGCCCTCCAGGACTGGATGAACGGTGCGGAAATTACAGAGGGCCCCCTGTTCCGGAGTTTCCTCAAAAACGGCAAAGTGTCCGCCCGCCGGCTCAGCGATAAAAGCATCAACCTGATTGTGAAGAAATACGCTGCCTCCATAGGGCTGGATCCCGAATTTTACGGTGCCCACAGCCTCCGCCACGGCTTTGCCACCTACGCCGCCCTGAAGGGCGTGGAAGAACGGCTCATCATGAAGCAGACCCGCCACCGCAGCGTGGAAATGGTACGGCGCTATATCAATGAAGCGGATCTCTTCACCAATAACCCCATTGATAAAATATTTAAGTGAAACTATGGATGCTTTTCTATTACGCAAATAGAGAACAGACATTCTTTTAGCCCATTTTACGGTCAAAAGAATGCCTGTTCGCAGCTAAGGTGTTTTGAGGCTCTTTCACCTCATCCTTTGAACCTGCGCTGCGTTTCATCAATCCACCCTGCGCCTTTGGCGCGGCCCTTCTCCAAGGGCCTGCATGATTATGGAATATCTCACAATGATGATGCCCCCTTCTATTGAGACTTCCTGTAAGCAAGTGCTCCCTTGGCGAAGGGCCTGCCTGTTACAGGGATACTTTACAATAAGCGGGCTCCTTTACAGAGTTACTCTAAAACAAAAAAGAACATTCATTCTTTTCACCGGATTTCCCTTTAAAAGAACGAACGTTCAGAATCTGCAAAATTGTGCTCCACCCCTGCCAGCCTGACTAACCTGATCAAGCCGCTATAGGATACAGGGATCTTCCTATCTAATCTCACAGTTATAGGGCTGCATTCAACCCTTTCAACCTAGCCAACCTAGCCAACCTACCCAACCCACTAATCCACTAACCCACTAGCTCACTAACTCACTTTCTCACTATCCCACTATCCACAAAAGCGAACGCCTATTCTTTTGACGAATTTTCTTGTCAGAAGAATAGGCGTTCGTATTTTCGCAATGATCTGTCAGCGATTCACCGGCACCTTAATGGTCATGCCCGGTACCAGTTCACCGGGATTACTGATATGGTTGAACTGTTCGATATCGTAAATGACTTTCCGGATATCTCTGGTATTGTCCGTGCGTCGGGCAGCGATATCCCAGAGCGTATCGTTTTCTTCCACCGTCACCGTCTCGTACTGCACGGAATCACCGGTCATGGAAGCATTGACACCCCACCCGCAGAATAGAACCAGAGCAATGAACAGGTATATAATCTTTTTCATGGCAGCTCCCCCCTTTTCTGAACAACTGCATGGATGAATCAAACTTTTATTTGCAGGAACGTTATTTTGTAAAACTTTCATTCGCAGAACATCGTTTCTATGTATATAGTAGTACAAAACAAAGTTTCGTACAATAGAACGAGGAATTAAACTTTTTTAATCTACGCTCAGATGTTTGTATTTCCAAAATGGGGGAAATGAATCATTTATTCCATGAACTTCTGTTTGATTTCACCGTCTCTATCCTGTATAATAAATATAGATTTATGACTTTAAAAATAGAAAAACAATGGATTCTATAACTCTTAATTCATTAAGGAAGGGACGAAC